CGGCACCGGCACCGGAACCGCAACCGTCACCGCAACCGTCACCGAAACCGAAGCCGTAACCGTAACCGTCACCGGAACCGAAACCGTCACCGTAACCTTCACCGGAACCTTCACCGGAACCGCAACCGTAACCGAAACCGTAGCCGTAACCGTCACCGTCACCGAAACCGGAACCGGCAAGCGCCCACAGGCCAGGCACTCCGTACAACCCGCAACGATCAGCGCCAGCAATCGCCGCACCAGTCACCATGTCCCGCGTCAACTCCATGGCCCGGCCTCAATCGCCGCCGCCGCTTCTTCGCTGCACTCGGCCACGCTCGTTACGCCAACGATTGTAAGAGTTGGGACCGCCGCACTCACGCGGCTGCCAGGGGCCGGCCCGGTCGCCGCTAGCCCCAGGAATCCGCGGGTCGCCTGCGACCAGTACAGAATGAGCCGCGCGCTCTTGAGCGTCATGGTCTCGCCGATCTCACCATCGGACTCGCCAAAGAACACACCGCGATGCTTCGTCGTAACGAGTACCTTCTTCATGGGTTTTCACCTTTCAGGCTTGTTCGACTCTCTCCAAATTGAAGTGCCCGCGTGCGACGTTCCGGTATCGGCAGCACCCGTTTTCCGTACCGTCTTGTGCCGGCGCACGCGGGCTTCGGTGTTACTTGCCGAGCAAAGACCCCTTGGCTCTCGTTCCGCCGCCAAGCTTCTGTGGCGTCGCTTCCGGAGCCGCAGTCTCCGGGAAGTCCACATCGCTCGACAACGCAATCGCGTTCAGCAGTTGCTCGACGGCCGCCAGGTTGTTCGTGGTGCGCTTGAGATCGAACGACAGCATGCCGCCCGCGATGCCGGCACTATTCGATCCGCAGGCTTCCGCGAAACAAGCCGCCCAGGAAGTTGCGATTGCAACGCAATCCGACGACACTGCGCGCCCAGCTTCGTCCGTCAATACATCGGGAACGACCGAGAAGTCGCACACCGTCGGTTCCGGATGCGTCACCGGAAGATCCGGAATCGGATGGTCGAGAGCCGACAAGCGTGCACGCGCCGCAATCAGCCACTGCGCCTGTCGAGCGAACGCATGTACGGTCATGCCGGTAGACAGCCCAGAGGATTGCTCCTTCAGGGTATTCACCATGCATCTGTAGAAAAACTCTGCCACCCACGCGATTTCAGCGTTCTTGACTTGATAGACCTTTGAGAGTGCAGTCAGCACTGGGATTCCTTCTTTCCTTGTGGGCGACGAGAGCTTGCGCATTCAAAGGCACGCCGTCACCCAAGCGCGCGCCTCTGTAATTCCTATTCTCCGTTGTTCGATCCGTTCGGCAACGACCGAACCGGCAGCGACCATATCCAACCCTGCGCCCCGCGAACTCCAGGAATGCGCGGCAATGGTACGCTGGCAATGCCAATGCGATCTTTCGCGCGCATCACGGTCGGCCACGTGAACCCCGCTGCCTCTGCCGACTCGCGCACGTCCTTCTGCGGCATAGACCCGCCGCGTAATGAGTTCAGCAGGAACTCGGCAGCCCGGTCCGTCAACGTTTCCTTGTGAGGAACGCGCGGCGGGGCGAAGTCGAACGTCACGCCAGAATCATCGTGTCGCATGCCCAGGTCGGTCGGCGGAGTGCTCAAGGTGCTTTTCAGCGAACGAATGCGCACGCGGCTGTCGTCTGGATCAGGAGTGTCCATTGCAATGATCGACCGCGCCCACTGCCGGATCGCACCGGCGCCGCGAATGTCGTCCTTCTCTAGGACTCCCTTGAGTGCGTCGGCCTGTCGCTTGCGCGGATGATGCGATATGAGCATGGAAGTCTTTGTGTCTCTACCAAGCGAGGCAATGCGCTCAAGAAAAATTACATCCTGACTGCTGTTCTCGTTCCCGCTAAACAGACCCCGCAGAGCATCGAACATCACGATGGCCGGCCGGCGCAGGACAACCGTCCGTTCGAACGTCTCCCAGGTTGTCTTGTTGTCGAGCTTCACGTCCATCATCTTGTCGTCGCTTCTCGGATCTTTGAACCAGTACACTCGATCGAGCGGCACTCGGGTCGTTTTGAGTCGGTTCAGATTGACCGCGTGTGAACCTTCCGTATCGATGAACATGACCTCGGGAGCAAGATTGTTCGGAATCGCAAACGGCTGCCCATCGGGCCACGGATACCCTTGCACTATCGTTTGAGCAAGTCGAATCAGGAACCGCGACTTGCCGATTCCGTCATCGCCGGCAAGCAGCGTGATCAGCCCGGCCGGGATCCATTTGTGCCAAAGCCACGTGACGTTTCCCAATTCTTCTTCGACATCTTGAAAAGTCACGATAGCACAGTCCTTTCCGGAACTGACTACGGCCATTTTTGCTTCAACGTCGCGCATCAATCTCCCGGCCTCGCGCATGAGCATTGCCGGATCGACATTGCCGGCGAGCGCATGAATAGACGCAGCGACTGTCGAAAGCTCGCGCGCTAGTGCCAGGCTCGCGACGATCCGGCCATGATGCTCTGCCAGCGACGGCGATATGCACTTCTGTACGAGGTCGGCAAGGTAAGTCGAAGGAATGGACTCGGAGAGTCCTTGCTGGCGCATCCTTTGACTTACTGTGACGAGATCGCACGGCTCTCCGTCCTCTAGAACATCGACAATCGCACCGAACACCGCGCGGTTCTGTTCGTTGTCGAAGTCCGTTATCGTCACGATCTTCTGAACGCTGCGCGCTTCGTGCACGTCCATGAGCATCGCGCCAAGGACCGCCGCTTCGGCTTCCGGTGACACCGGCCGCTGCTGTTTGATTTCATCGCCTAGCTGGACACGAATCCGCCTTTTTTGTCTCACGGCGCCATTCCCGAAACGCCGGACCAGATTTTATGTAGCACCCTCCGGACCGCCCTTCTTCTTCCCTGCGGATTTCCTCGGTCGAATGCCGTTCACGGCAAGTGCCGTGATGAATGCCAGCGCCTCCTGGTGTGTTGTGCCGTCCTCTCTACAAATGCCGTTGTTGAACAAGATCAAAGAACGATCTTCGACGACGACCTGATGTAGACCCGTGATCTGCGCCCATTCCTTGTAGACCCTATTCGGATCTAGTTCTATGTCGTGCGCGCACTGCACTTGCGGCCACGTCGCCGCCATTTTCCGTAACACCGCGTTGTCTTGTAGCAGAATGAGTGCCGCGCTGTTCATGCTGACCCTTGACATTTTCGTCCCCCAACACGTGCCTGCACACCCACATGACAACATGGCCGCCGGCAAGCTGGCTTGGAGTAATGCGATAGACAGCCCAGCCGCGCACGCGCGCTTCGTTGTACTTCTCCATATCCGCAACGTATCCGGCGCCGCGCGTGTGCCTTCCTCTGACGAATACGCCGCCCTCGACTTCGATTGCGATCCGTTCATCCGGCCATGCCCAGTCGAACCGCCATCGGCGTGGTCGCGCGAACAGGTATTCAGCCTCGCCCAGTGCGATAGGACACCCGCGTGCATTGAGCACACGCTGAGCGAACAAGGCCTGCAACGCAATTCGCGTTTTTACGCTGTCCACGCGACCACTGCCTTCGTGCTAGGGAACCATCACGGCCAGGTATGCGAACACCGCACACAACACAGCAAACACTAGTGCAACGTGTTTGTGAACGCGCGCTACTCGTATTCGGTCTGCCAGCGCCACAATGGTTCCGTCTGTTTCCAGCCAGTACGCCAAATGCAGAATACACATGGCGCGATTCGTGTTGTGCGTCTCGCCACGATCGCTGTCAGGCCAAGGCGGCTTCTCTGCCATCGCATTGCATCCCGGCACGTTGCACCAGAGCGACCGGAGATCACCCGGACTGACTGTCGGCGGCGGCGAAGTTCCTTCTTTTGCCCACTTGCGTTCCAGAGTGTGCATGGAACACAGATCACTGCCAGGCGCAAGATCGCAGCCGCAAATGGAGACACGCGGACACCCCTTCGTTTCAGATGTTACGCGTGCGCCCGGATCGACTCGACTACTCACCCTGAATCACCCCGTCAGAATCGACCACGAGGCCGCGATCCTGAAGGAGAATCAGCGTTTCCGGATCGAGGTTTTCAACGGCAGTCGGCGTCTGTCGTTCCGCCGCTTCGTCGATTGCGACCAGCCGCGCGATCTCCGGTGACTTCGGCATGTACTTCCACATCGCACGAATGGCCGTCTTGCAGCACATTGCCGCGTAGTCGGTTTTCCACGGGCCGGAGTCTTTCGCGCGACTGCGCGAACGATGCGCCTCTAGCTGTGCGCGGCTGAGGACCTTGAACGTCGCCGCGCCATCCTTGTATCGAGCGATTGCGTACGCATGCGTGAGCGGCCGCTGTTCGCGCTTGTCGTCCTCTGCCGGCCGGTGAACCAGCTTTGGCTTCAGGCCCGATTCGTATTCGAACACGTCGCCATCGCGCACCACGTCGGCGTCGATGCTCGACAGTCTGCCCGAACGCATGGACAGTTCGATCATGCCTTGATAGCCGACGATCAGTTGACACTCGAATATGTCTTGCTTGGCCGCCTCGCTCAATCTCATGTTCTTGAACGGGATCAGGTACGCCTGCCCAAGCGGCGTATTGACTTCGAGGCCAAGCTGCGATGCCTGGATCACACTGCCGAGGAACGACATCGGCGTACAGTTCGCCAGCTTGTTCGTGGTTCGCAGAGCAGTCGCGAAAATGCGCGCCATGCGGTCGGCGTCGATGTGCTTCGGCAACGCGCGCGCGATCTCGGGCCGAATGTCGAGCAGAAGATGTGACAGCGTGCGCGTCACCTCGCTCTTCAAGGCACCTTCCGCCGCTGTGCGCGGCACAATCTCGCCTTGTTTCGTGACGTTCGTACTCATTTCGCCCTCCGGTCTTTCGGTTCATAGTAGCGCAACGGCCGTTCCGTGTGCGCACGGACAACGTACTCGGGCTTCACAAACGACTTGGCGGTGATGTACGCACCGCTCGGCAGCAGCACGCGTTCGTGCGGGCCGACGATTGCCAACACCTGATCGTAAAGCGTTTCCCTTGATTCGTGCGCCTCCTTTTCGACCCTAGCCCACCTGCGCCAGTTCGCAATGATGTCGATATGCGCAGCGTCTTTGATCATGGCGACGCTGCCGTCTGATTCCGGCCAGAGAAGTTTCGATACACGGCGAGACAGATCAGTCACGTCGAACTGTGGCGGCTCGCGGTCCTGCACATGCTGCCAAAACCTCGAACCGGCAGACGCGATTTCGGTGCACAGGTTTTCGTTGCGCTCGATGCGCTGCCACACCATCTTCTGTCCGCCGATCAGACACACGGCATATCCATAGTTGCTGCCAAGACACATCATTTCCTGATGTACCTGTGCAACTACCCGCATCGGCGCGCCGTCCTGCCACTCCCCGTCGTTGAACACGCCGGTAGTTTTTACCTGAATCGGCACCTTCATTGCTCCGTCATGTGCAACGTGATCCGGCGTTGCAAACAAGAACCGGAACTCGGCATGCCGAACGATGTAGCCGAACTTCTCTGTTCTGAGTTCCAGCCGCCGACCGAACTCTTCGGCGATTGCATCTTCTAGCAGCAGGCCCCACGATGCAGCCTCGGACATTTCTTCGGCGGCGTTTTCGTACACCTTCGACAGATACAACTCGATAGGCGAACTGTAACCAGAGAGTCCGAGTAGTATCGGAATCTCGCTGGCACCGATTCCCTTTCGGCGCTCTGCCAGCCAGACGTTTCGATCGCTGGCGAAGATTTTAGGCTCAGTCGTTCTCAATCTTCGTCCTCCATGTTTTCGACCTTGCTCGGCATTCGCCGAAGGTTGTGCAAGCTGACTTTCAGTGCACGAGCGATCTTTGAAACCGTTTTCGGATGCTGCACGAACTCGCCGCGCTCGATGTTCGAGATCGTGTTACGATGAACTCCAGCACGGAACGCCAGCAAGTCCTGATTCATCGCGCGCCACAGACGCCATTCACGAACCTTGTACGTTACCGCCACGATCAGACCAACCCTCATTAGACGGGTGCAACTCGTGGCATTGTACAATGTTTGCACAAGACATTCAAGTGTTTTTTTCTGCGCACCTCTTTCCAGTATCGCACTCAATGCATGAACACAGAATGCGTTCGCGTTTCTCTGCTCGGCCGATCTTCCACGCGACGGTCGCATGAATGATCGAAATGCCAGACCCTGCGACAAGCGCGCGAAACTCCTTGCGCCGATTGTGGTATCCGGCAATGCGCATCGCACTAAGCGCCAGCTTTCGTCTGCCCACTGATTTCTGCCTTGGCATTCTTCTTCACCGCCTTGACCTTGCGGCCGCTGCCGGTGGCCGTCGCGAGTTCCAGCAGTTCGACTATTCCGGCAAGCATGCACAACATTTCCGGCTCGCGCAATCGCGGGCCGACGCCGCGCCAAGAAAGCTCGCCGGGCGATGACAGCTTGTCGTCATGCGCAAGCAAGCGATACCCGCGTCCGTCAAAGTCAACCGTCAGACCAAGGCCGGTGCACTTCGTGATCTTTTCAACATCGACTGCAATCATGACAGACTACCTCCGGGTTTCCTGACCTACACACGGACACCACCGTTTTGCCAGCGCGCCCGCTCTTCGTTCGTTCCCAGATCCCGACCGTACTCGAGGCCCTCTGCGAACGCATCGAGCCACTGCACTTGCAAACCATGCACGAGTCGCGGCGATACGGGCCGGCCATTCAGGAAAATGCGCCCCCGGCCGCCACGCCAACGCACGGTGAATGCAAGGCCCGATGCCTTGCGCAACCGCAGCAACGCCATCTCGACATCAACGCGGCGCAGGCGCGCCATGAAAATCGAATTGCTGCGCCGGCTGTTTCTAGAGAATACCATCACGGATCGCCGCCGCTCGTTTCTGCACTAGTTCATGGTGCGTCGCTCGCCGCTGTTCGTCTTTGACCAAAACCATGAGATCATTGATAGCACCGAGCAACAGCCGCGCGTCGTCGTCGAGCTTCTTCAGAACGTCGCTCAGTGTCAATGCTGGCTGAATGTACTCCATCATGGCATTTCTCCTATCTGCCGTTGGTACCGCCGACACAACTGCACGGCAGCCGCCCACTGTTTTTCAGTAAGCCCGCCGCTCGTGTGCAACTGCAATGCAATGCTATGACCGAATTCGTTGTCGATCTTGTTGAACCCAATACCGTTCACGACCCGCGCGTGGTCCGGATCGTCCGCCGCGAGCAACTGCAGGCCGCTGCGCGCCCATCGCTCTCGATCAGTTTCGGGGCCACGGCGAATCGACTGCGGCGCCGAAGTCAGTACGACATCTACTTGTTTGGTTGCTGCCTCGGTCAGCACTCTGATCTGCTCCGCGCTATCATTTGCAACCGTACGCGCGCTTGCATCAACGGCCGCTGTAATCAGAGCCTGCTTGCGGTCCAGGGCAGCAGTTACCTTCCGGTCGAGGATGTGGTCGGCTATCAGCCTGGTGATGATGACACCGCGCGTCTGGCCGATTCTACAGATACGGTCCTCTGCCTGTGTGTTGAGCGCCGGAGTCCATGCGAGATCGACGAACACGGCTTCATGTGCACGAGTTAGCGTGATCGCAATCCCGCCCGCCTGGATGGTTGCAGCAATGCCACGCAAGCGGCCGTCCTGGAACATCGACACCGTTTCCTCTCGTCTTTGGCCGGTCTGGTCGCCCGTGATGACACCCCATCCGCCGCGAGTCGCAAGCGTGTCAATCGGCGCACGATGCGCAGAGAAAACGACAACCGGATCGTCGCTGTCCTCGTGTTCTTCCAGCACTTCGAGAAGCGTCTTGATCTTCGCCATGGACAGCCTGTGCCGAACGCGAGACATCATTTCGAACGTCACGCCGCCCTTGAAGTTGCTCACCTCGTCGAGTGCATCGTCGAGCGAGATCCCGCGCTTTGCGCAGTAGTCGAGCAATGCTTGCCAGGCTTCGTCGCAGAGGGTCTTTAGTTCCTCGTCGTCCTGCACGCATTCGGCTTCGATGTCTCTGTAGATTTTCGTCGGCAGATCGGGCAGCACTTCTTCTCGCCTGCGCAGTAGGGATACCTTGCGCAACGCAGTCGGCACCTTCGCATCAACACCGTACATGCTCATGCGACTGAATGCGGCGCGCGTACCGAACGCCTCTTTCCCGAGATCCGCCGCCTCTAGGACGTTCCACAGTTCGTCTGGTCGATTCAGTAGCGGCGTTCCTGTCATGACCCAGACGCGGCCGTGTTCGGTCTTGAGAACTCTGAACGACATTTCGCGGAACCGCTTCGTGCACTGCGCGCGCGGATTCTTGTATGCATGCGCCTCGTCGGCGATGAGGATCGCGCCATCGGGCGGAACGGTGCAGTCGTCGTTCAGTATGTCCTTGTTCGTGATCACGATCTCGCCAGATTCAGGCCACCGAAACGACCCGCGCCCTTGCAGGATCGAAACCGCCGGCGCAGGCCACCAGCGGGCAAGCTCTCTTGCCCATACGCCCTTCGCTACTTTGGGACATACGACCACCACGCGGGCCGAACATGCGACAGCATCGCCGGTTTCCTGAAGTGCACGGGCAGCGAGTATCGCCTGAATCGTTTTGCCGAGCCCCATTTCGTCGAACAGGCCGGCCGCCTTGCGCGTGCACAAGTATCCAATTCCGATTCGTTGATACGGAAACGGCGAAAGACCAGTACCTTCGAGCCTGGCATCGAGCGAACTGGCGTATCGTTCGGCTTCGTCAATCGTGTCTTGCATCGCGCGCGCACGCGTCAGCATTGCATCGCGTGCCGCCGGTTCGATCAGGCACGCCCAGCCGCCATTCTCTGCAAGTGCGACGAACTCTGCCGCTGAATCAGGCGACGTAAGCCAGCCGCATTTCAGGTTAGGATTGAATATCGCACCGCCCGCACGCTGGAGATCCAGGTATTCGCGGAAAAGCTCGCCCAGATAGACGGCAGGTCGCACGGTGAATCCGCCGCCATGAACGCCGAGACTGATTACTTTGGACGCGATCACAGAAGTTCACCCGCCTCCTGCGCAGAATAGACCTTGTCGGTATTCGGCGCAGTAATGATGCCGTCTATCATGTTGATTCCAAGCAGTGATCCGCACGTCGCCAGGCGCCTGTACAGGACGATGTCTTCCGCGCTCGGCTCCACGTGCCCGCTCGGGTGATTGTGCGAAAAAATCACGCGCGCCGCGCCTCGCTGAATTGCCTCGCGGAACGACTCGCGCGGATGAACGATTGATGCGTTCAGGCTGCCGATACTGACAACGTACGGCTCGCCTAGAAGGTGGTTTTTTGTGTCGAGGTAGAGCGCCACGAACATTTCACGATTCGGTTCTGCGGCAAGCGGCCCCAATGCCTCGACCGCATTCCGCGGGTTGTCAACGCGCAGCCTGTTGCATTTTTCGCCGCACGATTTGGTTTCGTACATGCACAATGCCATCGTCTCGTTCCTTTCGTTGCAGTTTGGTTTCGCACAGAACAGTCATTCCTCGCAGTTTGGATTCGCAGGCTGATTCGTGATTTTGCACGATACGCACACATCAACTTGGCAGCCCCTGGCGTGTGAGGCTTTGGCTAGGGCATTGCTCGACAGAACAAAGCCGCAATGCGGGCAGTGCACGAGCCCTGGTCCAGCAGGCCGCCAGCGGTGCGTTCTATACCAGGACGGTGTTCTTGTCGCCTGCACGGTTCACACCTCTTCCGTTTGAGACACGTCAAACACGGTCACGATTAGGAACCGCATTTCGTCCTGCACGCCGGGCATGCCGGCCGCTTCGTCTTTCGCGGTGCCTCTCGGCGCCCAGATCATCAGGCCGTGTTCACCCTTGCGCACTGCGCGACCGGCCTTGAGCCACTGCCGGAATCCGCCGACCATCGTAACGTGCGGATTCTGAACGCACAGCAGGCACATATTATGGACGCTCAACTGCCGACCCTCAATCGTGACAACGGGCATTTGCGCAGCCATTTCTTCGCGCCGCTCTTGGCTCAAGTCAGCGATCTGCTTTGCAAGGGCGCGGAACTTGCCCCGGCGTTCTTCTGATTTGGCCTTCTGTTCTTCGGTCAATGCACGTCGCATTGCGACACCTCCGCAGCGGCCGCCGCCGAGCACTGCGCGCAGTGCGGGACGTACTTTTGTTCCAGCCTGTCGAACTCAATGTCGTCGCATCGGCACCACGTTTCGTCCTCTAGGCCGCGCGCTTGCTGCCGTAGTAGTCGTTCTTCTAAACGGCGAACGCGTTCTGCCAAGCGTGCACGCCGCCCGGCATTTTTCTCGGCCAACATTTGTTCGGCACGGTGCGCAACCGCATTCGACTGCGCAAGACTCCACGTCCTCATGATCGGCCTCCACAGTGAACTGCAAATGCAAAAAGGCGCCCTCCCCGACTTGGGAGGGCGCCCCGTTCGTGCTGCGTTACGATGCTTGCTTGCGCGACTGCGGCTTCGGCGCATTGCGCACTTCTTCTATCTTGGAGTCCAGCAAAGCGCGGTCTGCGACTGAAATCGCGAGCCCGTACTGCTTCCACACTGCGGCGGCCGCCAGCATGTTTTCATCCGAGAGAAGCAGCCACTCCGCGACGCGAGCGATTCGCTTGGTCCGCCGCGCGCCACCGTTCGCGCGATGTGACCGCCGAATCGCCGACCGACTCTGGCGGATTTCGCGCTGCCGGTTCTGCAGTTCCGCGAGCTGCTCGTTGAGTCGGATGATTTCCGGATCCGTTTCGACGCGGTGCACGCGCTCCGGCTTTCCTGCATCGGCGGGCGAAATGTGCCGGACGACTTTGGGCTGCTTTTCCTGTGGATTTTTCATTGCTCATTTTCCCTTTTCTACTGACCACCTGCGAGCGTTTCTCGCACGTGCATATATAATAGTGCACAAGCAATGCACAAGCAAGGGGAAAATACACTCGTAACCCATTGTATTTTATGGAGTTATCTAAGCTGCTTTGCGGGGATCGTGCGCGCCCACGTTGTGCGCTTGAGCGAGGGGCGGGGCACGTGCACGCCCCTCGCTCGTGTCACCACAAGCGGACGTAGTTCGGCGGCGATTTTTTCGGCGCAGGTTGCACGGCCTTTCGTGCGATTCCTGCAAGCGTTCTGGGCGGCGCTTCGGCAGATCCGCCACCGAGGTTCAGATTGAACGACACGAGAAGGACAATATCGTCGCGATCAAAACCATCCGCCAAACCCCGAGGCGCGCCGCCCTGCGATGCGTCAACGAATTTGAATGCAACGCCGGCCGCGATCAAATCATTGAACGTACCGACTGTGGCGCCGGCCATGAGACGGAACGCCGATGCATCACCGCCCAGATAGTTTAGGAAAACTGGGAACCCGACCGACAGCATTCGTACAGACCCGTCATCGTTCGGTGCGAAGTTTCGCTTGAGACTGACGCCGGCTCCGGCGGCAAGTGTGCTGCCGTGGAACCCGCTGATCGAATCGAATTCGCCAGTGAAGAACGGAATCGTCGGCCCGTATGACCATTCGCTAGCGGTCTGTGCTTGCGCGCTGGTGCCGCCAAGCATACCGAGCAGGATCAACGGAACTGCCGATCCCTTTGGAATCGACCGGACGAGTTGCCAAACGATGTTTATTCCAGTCGTGATCGCCGCGACCAGCCACGGCGCCGTGCTGCCCCAGTTCAAGTCCGGCGATGCGACAGTCGCGGCAACCGCGCCAATGGCAGCGATCATCGCTCCCTTGATGATTTTCCAGAGTTTCGCGTTCACTTTGAATCCTCCTTTGTTTCAATCGTCTCTCGACAGATACAACCCGGCGTAGTACACATTTTCGGCCACGATCCCGCCCCCCTCGCGGACGCGCGCCCAGCCTGCGCGGCCGATGAATCCGAGCACGTCGCCGTAAAGCGTAACTCCGCATGAGAGTGTTGGGCGCCAAGAGTCCCATTTCTCCCATCCAATGCCAGTACCGCCACCGAAAGCGACACCGACGGCACCGAAGCTGCATACAGTAATCGACACTGAAGTATCGATGATTTGCACGTCTCCGTTCCGCGCCCAAGTCGTGACGCTCAGGAGGCGCGGCGAAAGCAATCCGGCAGCGCCGATAAACGGCGCCACCTCGCCAGTCTCCGAGAATGTGACGACACCGGCCCCGATTTCGAGCGCCAAAGCCGGGGTCCCAAGAGCAAGCAAGGCTAACGCAAACAACAATCGCTTCATGGTTCTTCCTTCTTCATCTGTTCTTTCGCAAGGCGGAGTAACAACTCGTGCTCTGTTGCCTTCAAGACGCCTACCGTACCTTCGAGGAAGGCAATCTTGGCTTCGATCACGGTGCGGCCGTCCTCGCACTCCCTTAGCTTGACCCGCGTGTCTTGCAAGTCGCTCTCTAGGGCAGAGACGCGATCCATGCCGGCCTTCTGGCGGAGCGAGAAGGCTCCGAATGCGAGTGTTGATAGGGAAATCACGATTGGGACCCAGGCCCATGGTTCCATGGACTCGCTCTCCTTACGTAGCGTTCAATGATGGCCGCCGTGTGGAAGGCAGCGGCGAGCACTGCCGGCGACTGGTCGGCCAGAATGAAGCCGCGAGGACGAGGAACCCCATCGGCGAACGTCGAGTGCATGATAGCAGCAATGGCCCCAAAGGCCGACATCATTAGTACGAACTGTTGAGGGATCAAGTGGATGGCCGTGATGTTGCCGGCTGCGGGCTCGAAAAGAAGCGTCAGCCCCCAGACGACATGGAGCGCGATGGCGTACCAGATGATCCAGCCGACAGCGTGCTGCTCGCTGTTTTTCATACAGCCCTCGCGAATGTTTCTCGTGCGATCACGTGTGCTACAATCGTGCCTTCTTCGCTACGCCTGTACGCAATGTTCGTGCAAATCAATTGATGCGTGCTCCACGATGCTCCCGGCACGATACCAGTATACGGTACCACGGCGTCCATGGATGCACCAAGATAGAATACGTGCCCCGGTCGCAAGTCCATTGCCTCTAGTCCGCTATCGAACTCAATGCCGATGCGCGGCTCACGCACGGAATCCGCGACCCATTTGCACAGGCACTCCGCTGCACTGTGACTCCAGATGTCCGGGCACTTAAGCGTGACCTGCCGCTGTATTGAATGCTTCGCCTTTGAAACGAGCATTGCAGTCTTATACGCCGATGCGTCAGTCGAGAAGTTCGTGGCGCTTGGACTGACGTACTTCGAATATTCGAATCGTCCGGTCGGTTTGAATAGACCGTACTCTACGCGCACTTCGGTCGCTATACTGCTGCGGTCCGTGGGCTGTACAAACGCGTTGCTTACCATGTCAGCCTCGAACGTGATGCCGTACAGCCGTTCAGGTTGCGTGCTCGCCGGTCCACCAGTGCCGGCTGCCGACACTCCTTCCTCGACGAACATCCGCCACTGAAGAACGCCACCGACCGGGTCGACCTGTGGCTGAATCAACGCGCGCGCCTGCTGCATGATTCTAACAATGACAGACCGGATAGTTTCGCGGTCGTACTGCGCAAGCGACATGATCGAAATCGTTTGTTCGTTGGCTCCAGGATTCAGTAGTGCATCGAGTCTTTCGCGCGCGCGCTTGAAGCTCCCGAAGTCATATGATGTCGCGCCCGCGCCCGCAACTCCAAGGAATCTCCCGAGAAGGAATTGAGTAATGTCTGCCGGGTTCTCGATCAGCTTGCCGACAGTGCCAGTATACCGAGCGTCCACGAAATCACGCGGGCCGTTGCCGGCGATATAGACCTCGCCGCGCGACCCGGTGTCAATTTCCGCCGAGAAGTTCGGCCGGAATTGATAGATCCCCCGTGCGCGTGCACGCAACGCGATAGCTTCCTCCGGCGTGATGACATCTGAAGCGACTTTCTTCGAGCGAATCGCAGAGAGTTTCCCATCGGCCATGCGTGATCTGTAAATGACTTCCATCCACGCGTGCACTACGCGTAGCGTATTGCCGTCCGTTGGATATATCGCAACGTCGCCGGCAGCAGGAACGTCCGTGCCGATCCCGACGTGGCGGTTGTGCACGAACGTCCAGTTGATCGTCGTCCATCCTGCCACGGTGTACTGCTGGCTGCCGGGGGGATCGTTCCATAGCTGTACTGGGAAAAAATTGCGGGGGAACATTGCCCATTCAAAGATGCGGCGCGCGCGTGTGCCTGTGAGTAGACTTGCAATGCTGCCAACGCCGCCGACGCTCTCCGTTGACCAGTAGTTGAACGTCAGCCCGTCTTTGTCGAATCGATTCCAGCGCGCACGGACTCCTACAGTACCGCACGTGCCGCCGGCATCGAGCACACAGCACACTCTAGCCGTGAGAATGTCGCCCAGATCTTCGTGCGAACTCGGCAACTGCAGCGACAGCCGCGCACCGCCAGGAACTTCTGCGTATGTGTCAAGGTCTGGCGTCAGCGCATTCTCTGGATTGACGACATTGAAGTTCGAATATTCAATGCCATCAGTGATCGAGCCAGTTTGCCGCCCGCCGCTCAAAGTCGTGTGCGACAGCGACGGACACGGGATTGCAACGCACTGGAGGATGTTGTACCAGATCGACGATTCTTCGAGTGAACTGCTGTCTGGCGGCAAGAGCGAGTTGATCAGAATACCGTACGAGAGGCGCGCATTCTTCGCGCTGATGCCAAGCGGCCTGATCTGATCGGCGAACGTCGCACCGGCCTTGTGAAACCACGCCGGTCGGTGGATTGCCTCGATACTTGGGCTTACGTCGCGCAGGAACAGAGAGAATCGCTGCGATGAGTCTACCCAAGTCCCTATCGTCATGTGGCGAAACATTTCAACGGCGGTCGTCGGGAACGGCGGCGTGCCATCTGCCTGACCCGCACTGTAGTTGTTCTCTCCGAAGAACTTGCGGTCTATCGGCTGCTGGTTGTTGATTTCTAGAAACGGCGAAACCGCCCTATCGCCAAAGAGAAACAGCAAGTGCGACATTTCATCTGGCGCTGCATCCGCGACTGCGCCACGATACTTTTCTACGTACGGCTCCAGTTGAATCACCGGAAACCTCAGGCCGGTTAGCATTGCATACTGTTCGCCCGCAGTCTTTGACGTATCCTGCTCGTTCTCTGCATCGCTCCAGCCGGCCAGAGTATTCGCGAAATTGTAAGTACGCACCGCGGTCGGCGTGAATCTGCCGATGAAGAACGGGATCGGTTTGCCGTGGACAGACTCAAGGATTTTGCCCTCTCGTGCGCCCTCCACGACAAGCTCCGAGTCAACGATCCGTTCGGGAATCATATTGCCATCGTCCGCTGTCTGTGACAGCCGGAACGTGGCGCCGTCCTGCTGAATGCTGTATTCCTCGATTCGGCCAAGAAATATCAGACGCTCGTATATTGTCCCGCCGTCCTCGACGAGCATGTTCAGTCGAACCGTCGAACCGATAGGATACGAGCCGCGCAGAATGTTCCCGATGTAATCATTTGTCACGCCGTCACCGGATAGAAACGGTCCGCGCTTGATGTTCACAACTGCTTCGCTCAATTCCCATTCTTGCCCTTCGATACCATCGAATGCAATGTCCCCCCAGGACACTATCCCGTCCTGGTAGCCGACAACTTCGCCGATGGTCCCGTCGCATATGCTGAATACTCTGATCGTTGGCCCGTTCAGAATCAACTGCATACCGAGAGTCGCGCGCTGCACGCGTTGCTTGGTCGCCTCTGCGAACGTTGGGCCACCGCCTTGCGTGTACTGATCATTCGATACAGTGATCGAATCCAGAATAGGCAGTGGTTCGACAAAGTACAGATTGATCGGCACGCGAGGGCGCGCGTCAGCCGTTGATGCTCCAGCGCTTTGCGCAACTGCTGACGAAATCGTGCCGGCCGTTGCTTGCGCCGTAGCGGGGCCATGCGCAGCAGCAACTGCCAGCACGATGCCAGCGAAACCAACCGCCAGCGCAGCGCCTACACCGGCCGAACCGGCGTCGCCTTCTAGGCGGTTCTGGTAGTACACAGTGACTGGTACCCAGTCTAGATTCCATGTATCGCCGCCGACCACGAATGTGCCGGAAGTTTTTACGCGCACCAGAAACGTGCCGCTCTGAAGCTCTGCGCGTGTCCAAGTATGTCCCCACGCGTCCGATGAGTTGCCGAGCGTGTATGTCACTTCGGTGTCGGTTAGCTGCGCAGTGACCTTCGTACTAGTCCACGTTGTCCCATTGTCCCAGGACAGATCGACGGTCAGCGTCGCAGCGTCTAGCGGATCGCCTACAAAAATTGGGTAGAATGCATCAAGGCGAACCGCGATGCCTGAAATGATCAGCGTGCCGGAAGACGGCAAGCCGCTGAAGTTGTAGCTGCCCCAGCTTGCACTAGTTGCTGTGGCAACGCACGTTGCAGAACCGCCGCCGTTGGCGTGGGCATTGTCGCGAGTCAGCCAGCCGGCGCCAGAGTTCGAACCTGCCGACTGCGGACCGATCGATGTAGGCACGCGATCAATCCTCCGTGATCGTGCTCGTCGTCTTAAGGCGCGGCAACACTCCGACAGCCATTGTGATGTTCGGCGTCACAGTGCCGCTATACAAGAGCTTGTTCGATACGCCGGTGCCGACGCTGAAATGGGTGATTGCGCCTCCCGCCGACGCCGTGCACTCCCCGAAGTCGATTGCCGCCACCGGCGACACCGAGCCGCTTGCTACAGTCCATCCGCCAGTGGTGCGCGCAACCGCGACGCGCGCGTATCCTGTATAAGCAGCCTCGCTCGTCGCCTGTGTACCGCCTTCGCCGGGGTCTGCTGTATGCAAAGCAACGGATAGCGTTGTGGCTGGACTCGTCGCGTCGTTGTCGGCAAGATCGGCAATCGGAGTCGCGTTGAAAATCAGCTTGAGAATGTCGTCCTCGTACGTGTTCCCCTTGCTCATAATCTCGTCCCCTTTTAGCTTGCACCGATTCGGAATGTGATGTTGACAGTAACGCTGTCGTCCTTGTAGAGCGCGGCGAATGTTGTTGTATAGACAACCATCGTGCCGCCGCTCGATGCCGTGAACAGGCCGACCTCGCTGAAAACACCATCACCTGTGCCCAGAGGGAACACGGCGACGGCAAGAATTGTGTTGTCGGCGGCTCCGGTGCCCTGTGCGATAGAAGTCAGTGCGACGCGCGCGGTTTCAGTCGCCAGGGTCGTGCTGCCGGATGTTTGCCCCGTGCCGCTGCCGATTGCCATATGCGTTATCGACGCCGTCGATGCGATGCCACGCATTGCGAAGAACGCATCGCCTAGTTGCGTGATCATGCGCCCTCCAGACTGACGAGCAGGTCCGCAAAGTCTCCGATGAACAATCGCTCGTCCCAGTTGATCGGGTAGCCGAAGAAATGTTCGGTTATCGGCAACACCTGCTTGACCTGATTCGGCGGGACGATCCCGAGCAGCCGCTTCGGCGTCTGTGGCGTTGCATACGCCTCTAGTACGGCTTGTAGAATGCTGGAACGCATCGCGGAGGGCGCCATCTCAAATACCAGATTCGAAACACGGCGCAGTCTGCCGGCTCGCTGAGTTACTATCTGTGCACTGCCAAGACGATTCTCGAAAGTGACCGGCGCCTCATAGCGCGTCGAGTATCCGCGCTGAACGACGTTCACGGGCGGCTCGTAAACCGTACCGAAAAACAGGTTGCTTACCTGAACAGGTCCAGTGCCGATCAGTCCAACGCGCCAACTCGTTGCCTGCTGTGACGGGAACCGAAACAATGTATCGGCATCGCTCGACGGACTCCACGTATCGATGGTCTGATACGATCCGCTCAGGAACTGCAGTGATCCAGTATACGCAGCCGTTTTCATGTCGTGCCCCTGGATGCCGAAACACGTGAAGGTCTGTGCTGACGAAAACGTAATCGTGATCAAGCACGTCGATGCAACGCTTGTCAGTCGAAGCCGCCGAGACACATCCTCGTATTTCAGGTTTGAAATGTTCGACCCGGCCTCGACCGTTCCGCCTGTCTGCGCGATGGTCGTGATGTGCTCGGGTCGTACTTTGTTCGCATACCCTATGAACAGCCGGCTTTGAGATGTGCCGATAGTAAATGCCACGTTACCGACCTCGCCGTCTACGGCTGATTGCGCGCAGCGCCTGTGCCCCGCGCCCGCTCGAAATGTATCGTTCGAAATCCGCGGAGTCCAGTGTGTTGATGTTCGCATGTACAACGTCGCCACGCTGTTCCTCGCCTGGCCCACGAACCGCGCGCCGCAGCCTGAACCCGTCCGTCTCCTGGGGGCGCAGGCCGCTCGGAATGACGAAACTGCGCACCGGCACAGCAGCCGCGCCGACCGGCGACTCCAGTGCTGGCCGCAGCGCAGCGCGCAACGTGCTGATAGGAAACGGCTGCTGTAGCACTATCAGTTCTCGCCGGGGTGAGCCGGTCAACGAGACGGCAGTAGTGCTGCCAGCAGCCGCAGGACGCGCTGCAGGTTCGGCCGGCCTTTGAGCCGCGAGAGCACGCTGGATCACCAGTGCGATACTCTGCTGGTCGCGTGCGACCTGTGCAGCCTGTAGCGCCGACGCTGCTGCTAGCGCTGGCGGCAGAACGCGCAGTCTCGGCAGCGGCGGCCCTGCGCCAGGTGGTGGCGGCTCGGGCTCTCTACCGGGCTTGCCGCCGACTCGCCCGCCACCGAGCGGGATTCCGCCACCAATGCCAGGAGCCAGGGTTGCGCCACCCGAGAGAATCGCCGCGACAAGCTCCACTGCAATCAGAGCTACGTACTTGGCGATCAGTGCATCCAGCATCTGAAACATTATCGCTTTTACGTTGTCAGCAAATGATTGAGTTGAATCAACCGCGCTTCTGAACGCAGCGGCGAAAGTCTGTCCGATTGAATCGGCTACGGTGGCCTTCACCTCGGCACCGAACTTTGCAAAAGTGGCGCCCATCCGATCAGCCGCCGCGCGCGCAGCCTCTTCAGCCGCTTCTAATTCTTCCCTGGCATTCAACACGCGAACTCTAAGATCGAGATTCTTTGGATATTTCGCCGATTCGGCTTCTAGTTCGGCAAGATCAGCGCGCGCCTCGGCAAAGCGCTCTAGGCGCACGAGTAGCTGGAATCTGTGCTCGGTGCGCGATATGTCGTCTAATGCCTTGAGTTCCGGATATGCCTTGGCGGCACTGTCGCGCACTGCCTGCAATGCCGCAATCATCTCGCCGCTCGCCGCCCGAGCATTCTCGGGAATGCGTTCTAGGATACTGTCGATCCCGGTGAATATCGCGACAGCCTCATTCGCACTGCTTGGCGTTTCGAATGCTCCGGCAAGCGACGACTTGACCAAGGCTGAAAGCTGCGCGACGCTATTTGCCTCCCTGACTGCTGCCGAAAAGTCGAATAGACGTACACTCGAAGGTGCGGTCTGCAGAGCCGATTGAATGATCTCCTTCGTCTGATCGACCTCGGCCTTGATTTTGGCATTGTCAATCTTGGCCTGAAGATCGAGAACGAATTGCTTGTCAAGGCTCGATAGGAAGCTCTCGATCTTCGGACGCGCCTGTTGCGACTCGGCAGCCACTGTCGAAAGACTCTCACGAACTTCGAGCAGGCGGGCACGGAATGCCTCTGTGGAATCGGACTTGAACGCAATTTGCAGCGACGCGCGAATCGTATCGAGAGACGACGCCAGCGAGGTACCGACTGCCAGGTCGCGCGGATCGAAAAGCGATATTGTCTCACCGGCAGCCGAGTCGCGGAGGCGCTGCGAAATCTGCGATACCTTGTCGAGTGTCGCGGCATCGACTGTGATGTCGAGCTTTCCGCTTGTCAGCTTGTTCATTAGCAACAAATCGGCATTGACCTGCTCAAGCTCACGACGCGCTATGTCAGTGTCGCGAAACTCTAGTGACGCACGGCGTTCCTCAAGTGACTTGAACAACACCTCGATCTTCGCTGCATCTCCTGTGTCAACTACTGCCTTGATGCGCTGTTCTATCGGCACCTCGACGGCGCGCTTCAAAGGCAGCAACGTATCGGCAATGTCTTTGGCGTTGACAACAAACGGCACATTGAAGAAGCCGAAGGCATCAACCCACTGCGCGCGCGCGCGCGTTGCATCGCCGCGAATATCTTCGGCCACTAACCTAATGCGCGCCTCGAGTGTTGACAGTCCACTCGATGCGTCAAGAGCGGCCTTGATTGATGCAACGGCTTCGCGTTCATCGGCAACGATGCGCAAGTTCAGCTGCTGCCGAAGTTCTTTGGCGCGCGCGTCGATCTTGTCGAACGCGATCAGTGCAAATCGAATGTCGGGCGTGCTGATCTGCGGGCTTGCCTGTTCGTCCCGAAGCGCATCAATGCGTGCCTGCGCTCGCTGTGCCAACGCCTCGAAAGCCTCGACTTGCGCAATTGCCTCTTGTATCGGACCGCCGGCGACAGTCATCGTGATTTCGGCTGTCGCTGCCGGACTCTCAAGGAACCGCTTTAGGGCAAGCCCTTGATCGATTGCGCGCTGGAAGGCAAGCAATCCGAAAGACTGCGAGCGCTGTACCGCCGTATCGTATTTGCCGATTGCAGCGGGGAGTTCATCGATTGCGCCCTTGTGAAACTGGACGAATAGCGTCGCAATCCTGAACCCGGCCGCGATGGCATCAATCGCCGGCCTGAGCACGGGCACAACTATTCCGCCGATGGATTCGCGGAAGTTTTCTGCTTCGACTGCCAGCTTGTTGATTGAGCCGCCGAACGTATTGCCGAGCGCTGCGGCCGTGCCGCCGAACTTCGCCTCGATCTGAGTAAGAGCCTGGGCGAACTTCTCCGACTTCGACGCGGCCTCGTCAACTGTAATGCCGTAGCGCGAGAGCATCTGTGTACTGCCCTCTGCGGCGCGCGCGAGAAGTAATGCAGCCGACGCCGTGTCTCGGCCAAGAACTTGGCTTAGGTCAATTGCTGCTCGGGCGGCTCGCTCAAGCGACGCCCCGCCGAGTCTGCCGACCTGCGCCAGCGTTGCCGTGAGTCGGACTATTTCCTCGTCGTCGATTCCGGTTGCTCTTGCGAGAGCGGCGGCAAATGAATTGATCCCAGAGACAGCGCCCCTAGAAAACTCGCCAGTGCTCGACAGTGCTACGCCAAGGCGAACCGATGCGTCCTCGGCTTCGTTCGCGGCGTCAATGTATGGTTTCAGAGCCCGAACTGCAACATACACCGAAGAGGCAACAACTGCGAATCCTGCCGACACGAGCCCGAGCGGAGCGACCAGGCTTGTCGCTGCGCTGCGGATGCCAGCGAATGCCGCCTGGACGCCGCCAAGCTGCGCACCGATCTGCTGCCCAGGAAGCAATGGTAGATTGAATCGAGAACGGAACGACTCCATGATCGCAGCCGCTCGCGCCGCCTCTGCTAGCTGTGCTCGCTGCTGCCCAGCAGACACCGCCATTGCGTTGCCCATGGCAGTCGCGCGAGTCTGCATGGCGCCGAACCCGGCCGCTGCCCTGGGGAACGCCGTAGCCATGCCATCCGTGGCGCCCTTGATGCGCTGCATTTCATCGACAACGACCTTGGAGCCTTGCGATTGAAATACAACTTCGAGAACATTGCTTCCGCTTGCCACGCGATTACCCTTCGGTCCTGTTCGCTCCGAGTTCTTCTGAGTAGAACACCATTGCCTGCATGTCAATGATCAGGTACGCCATCGGGATGTGTTCTCCCGGCACGTCACGCCGATTGAACAGTATCTCGTGCGGCAATAGGTTCAACTGTTTCGCCATCCAGCCTAGCTGGACGTATTTGTCCCGGTCGAAAGCCGCCCTCCTTGTAGCCGGGCAGTTCTTCTAGGTCGCCGCCGACTTGGGCTTCCCAAAGTATCGCGGCACCGATGCGACCGAGCGATTCAAGGCCGAGCGAAGCGAGGTCGTCTATGTCGATTTCGTTGTTCTCGTACTTCGGTGTAGTGCCGTTCGGAACGACGCGAAGCGGCGTCCACGACTCTGTGTAGATCGGCTCGCCGGTCTCGTGTGCGACCTGTATTGCTCGCTGCTCGATAACGCCGCACGGTACCACCTTGCACAGCAGTACGTACAACTCGCGCTGCTTCTCGAAACCCCATTCCGCCACTGGTGTCGCCGGCAGGACTGGAACTTCAATCCCATTCTCGAAGTAATCCGCAGTGCGAAACGGCCGCACGCGAACGGCGATCGGCTGCCCATCTTCCATGATGTGCTGGAGCTTGATGGTTGTGAACTTCGGTCGGCGCGCGCGCGCATTCAGAACGAAATCAACGACGTTTCCCATTTGTGCCCACCCTTCTCGCAGCGCACATCACGGAACGTATTGAAGCCCGCGATGATCGCCGCTGCCGCTATCTGAACTCGAAACGATGCTGGAATCGGCGCCGCTCATCTGCAGACAGATGATGTTCTTCTGATCCGTTGCAAGCGCAGTCTCTGTCGTTGTGTATGTCGCCAAGACCGCATTCGCACGCAAGAACGCGCGCGGATTGCCAAGGTCTTGCAGCGGCCGCCGCGCTTCCGTGATTACCATGTTCTTGACGTAAAAGTCAAGAACGGCCGGAATCGAAGCCGTCGCGCTCGCGGCGCTGTCGGTGCCGGCGCGCAGGTCGTAGTCCTTGTCTAAGACGTATCGCGTGCGGAACTTGATAGCATTCCGCACAACCCAGTCATAGAACGGATACGTGGCGGCCGGAGCCGCGAGCCCGTCGCCGAGATCCTCGGCGCGCATCTTGTGTTCAATCGTCACCTCCGCGCTCCAAGTCTCCTTGTGAATCGGCTTCTCGAACGTATCAAGCTGCGTCAGGTATGCCAGCGGAAAATCAGTTCCGCCTGTCACCTTGAGCGACCAGGAATCCGCAACCCATGGCCGACTCGTTCCACCGGGTGTGCCGACCTGGAATATACCTGGCATGTTCGTCTGTCCAGTGTTCCGCGCATTGAGATGCCGTGCGCCAACGAGGCGTTCCGCCGAAGCAACGACCGCGATAGGCGCGGTTGGACTTCCGCCGGCCTGCGTGATGAGCGCGAATTGCCCGATGACATCGAACGTCAGCGTAGGCGCATCCAGTTCGGGCTGGTTCCATTCAAAGCCCGTTATCATGCAGCCTGTAAACACTTCGCGCCATGGAGTTGCGGACTCGCCGCCCTTCCATACGATGATGGTAAGGCTTTTCGACAATCCACCAGCAGTCTCCGTGACCGAGGACCGCAAGTCGGCTAGCGTGAAGATGTGCGAACTCATGGTCGCCCCGCACGCCTGCCCATCGGTGCCGACACTCGATCGGCGCTGGTACTGGCCGCCGCAGCCGTAGGCCAGCATCTGTGCCATGAGAGTCGAATTGAATCGCCCGCGCGTCTTGATCTGCCCGCGCACGAGACGCGAGCCGTAGTCAAGCTCTCCTGTGGCACCGAGCAAGCCGGACTCTCTGTTCTTGTTCATCAGGGCGCGATTGACTGTCAGCGTTTCCTCGATGAGAGGGACGCGAAAAGTCAACGGCTCAGACTGTACTGCGTTGTACGTCGGTTCAATGCTGAAACAAACAGCACTTTTCTGTGAAATGCCGCGCACCAGTCCCACGTCGTCACCTCCTTCTGTTAGAACGCGCTGAACTTGAGCGCAGTAGCGTCGTCTGTGTCGGATACCTGCATCAAGACTCTCAGGTCGTCGTCCGTGAACCCGCCGATACCAGTCGGCGTCGCGAAAGTTCCGCGCAGTGCTCGCGCCTTGAAAATGTGCGGGATCTCACCGGGAGTGTTCAACGTGCCGCGCGCCTCGGTCCAGCGAATCAACGGCAGGTCGATCATGATGGCGTATGGATTCGAAGTCGCTGCTACCATGGTCGCGCTGGCGTATTGAATGCGGCACTTTGTCGTCAACACGCCGTCGATGAAATCGCGATTCGGCTTGCCGCTGTTTAGGTACGTGTCGTCCAGCAGCGTCCGCAACTCGATTTCAATATCCCGCGTGTCGATCGTTCCAGGCTGCACCGGGTTGTCCATGTCGGTGGTGTACACAGGCGCGTTCTCAAGGTGTCGATCAACGGTGAGAGTAAAACCGCTGATGTGTAGATCGGTGAGCGTGGCGCCGACCTGTACCTTGGAGTTCGTGCCGAATACGTTCATCAGGTCGCGCGTCTTGGTGTAAACCGGATTGATGACTGAGCCGAACCGCAGCTTGCCAACAAGTTGCGGCGCCGCAGTGATCACGGCCGGCGCCCCAGACTTCAGGCCCTTAGCAACGATGTCTAGCGTGATCTTCGGCAAGTCCTCTTGGTTCTGCTCCCAGGTCAGCTTCGAAATCATGCAGCCGATGTACTCGTCGATGTATCCGGCCGCCGTGTTTCCGCCCTTGTAGACGCGAAGCGAAAACCCCTTGGACAGTGCCGTGCCGAAATGGAACGCGTGGCGATTGCACGCCGTCTGTGAGCCCGTACCGGCGATGTTCGTTGCAGCCGTGACGGTTTCGCTACCCATGAACTCCCCGATGAGTCCCCAGAACCATTGTTGGTTGTATCTGGGCTGCAAGATCATCGAGCCGGCGCCGGACGTTCTCCCGTATTCTAGGAATACTGTGCTCGATGCCTCACCGAACTCCTTGGACTTCGGCAACGTGTCGCGCTTGAGTTCCATCGTCTCGCTCAAGAACGGCACACCGCGCCATTCTTCTGGAAACGTCGTGCCACCAGGTGTATCACCCCAGGCGTCCGATGCTTGCGTTAGTTCCGCGTATTCTACGCCCGCAAACGGCGCGTAGCCTCGTACCAGTCCCATGTCAGACTCCTTCCTTTAGGCCGATCCCGGTTCGTACTCGTACACGACTCGCACGATGCACAGCGCGGACGCCGTGTTCGAGTCGAAGTCATACGCGGGCGCCTCAATTCGGAAAACTTCGGCATAGTGAACAGTTCCGCCCAAGAGCCTGTTCGCTCCGATACACAGCACTACGTCGCTCAGCAAGTCGTTGAATTCCTCGATGATTGACGCCGCTGTCCTGCCGCGCAACAGCAATTCAACGATGCACTCCAGCGTTGCAATGAACAAGCCGCCCGTCACTTCTGCCATGCGGTGCTCTTCGTCGCCGTCGTAAACGCGCAACGTCTGGTCGTGTTGAGACAGTCGCTGCTCGTCCGTGTCGGCTCCGAACGCAATCTGATTCGTTCCAGTCAGGTTGTAGTGGTACACCCCGGCGCCGTTGATGAGCGCCAGCGTATTCAGTAGCAACTGCATCGCGTCTTTTCGTTTGCTGTCAACTGCCACGTGCGCCACCAGCCTTTACGCTCACGGCCTGGGCCAGAGCCTCGAGGATCTCTGGTCGCGCGTAAATCAGCGTATCGCGCACGAATCGGCGCGGCCTAAGTTTCATGAATCGCGTATATCCACTGCGCAGCCGTTTTTCCTTCACAAGCTCGCCAGTCTTTCGGCTGCGAACGGTTTGCGTAACGCGCCGCGCACGCACCTTCTGTGCACCCATGACGCCATATTCTAGGTACGGCGTATAGAACACCTTTGTGCCAAGCACTGCGCGCGGGTCATCGCTCGGCACGTATACAGTATGCCAGCCGCGAACGAGCGTGCCGGTCACGCGACGCACGCGCTGTCCACTGAGATACTTCGTGACCATGAACTTGCGGGCCGCTTCGCTCGCGGCGGTCAGACCCTGACGCATGCGCGTGGGGCGCTCTTGGATCAATTGACCCATCTTCTGCCGGAACTCGCGCAATCCAACGACCCGAATCGCCTCGTCAGCCAATGAACGCCTCCGATCTGCGATATGCGTTCAGTGCGAGAAGGACGCTCGGAGGCGCCCATTCTGTGACGTAGCTTTCGGTGATAGCCTGCCGCGAAATTGTTTCGACATCCCACCGCTTTGTCTTTGCTCGGTTCTGTGCGATACCGATAAGCTCTGCACACGCGCGCTTTACGTCGGGCGGAATTGCCGCGAGCGCCCATCCTGCTGTCCACGTTGCGCGGATGTTCAATCGACCAGCCTGAAAGCCGACCCAACTGATGTTTCGCAACGTGCCGCGCTCTGCGTCCAGTGCGTACTCGCCGGTCGTGAACTCGTGCTGTGCACTGAACGCGGTGGTGCTTGTCATGTACCCACTCTGTAGTCGCGTGATCGACACAACTGGGAATTGCGGCAGATCGAAAACGGCATCACCGGGGCCGTCCATGATGTAGTCGAAAGCGGTTGCACTCAGTCGAAGGAACCTGCGCCCAAGGTAGTTGAACACTTGCTGATGTACGGCATCCATCCAGTTCTGCAGTGCAACGTCGTTGCTAGCATTCTGGATGTCAAGCAGCGTCTTGACTTCGCCGAGCGAAGTCAATTCGAAGTCGTTGTTCGCGCCCACGATGACGCTGCCTGGGCCTGCGAGTTTCACCAGCACGCGGGATCAGTCCTCCGAATAGACTTCGTAGACTTCGGTTGATAGCTCGACTGTCTGACCGCTCGTTGCTGTCGGAGCGGTGATCGGGTCGATGATAAGGAACCAGTTCAGATTCTGGTACGGGCGGAACTCCTTCCCGTACAGTGTCGAATGGAACCGTATCAACTCGCCCCCACTCGACGGCATTGCAATATTGGCCGGAAACGAGAAGTCTCCGAAGTTTGCGGATCCAGTGCCGGGCGTTGCTAGAACTGAAGCGAAGATGCCACCGTGACCGGCACCGTAGTTTGACGCTCCGCTCCACGCTGGATTCGGATTGAGCACGCTCGCATTGAATACTACGGCGCGAGTTGTATAGCCGGCAGTCGCCCACGTTCCGCTGCCTACTGTTTTTCTCCAGGAGTTGACGATATAGATACCGAATTCTCGGTATGGTTTCGGATCGACTTGCATGTCAATCGTTTCGGCGAGGTCAGTCGGTATCGCAACCGCTGACCAGCCGATAACTCCAGCGGTTTTGCGTAGCCAGCGACTAGAGGCATCCGTATCAACCCATGTCGTGACGAACGGGCCGCTTGCGATTCGTTCGACTCGATAGCTCATTTCGGAGGCTCCCATCCGACGGGCTTGACGATGATCGTGCACTGCCCTTTCGCAGCGCAGTCGCGCAGGATGCCGACTTCGGCAAGGCTGACTTCGAGCCAACGACCCGACTCAAGCGTGGTCGCAGAGTTGAGGCGAATCGCGCGATCATCCGGTGTGTCGATCAGCACGAAACACTTGACGCGCGCCTCTGCGCGCTGCGATACGCCTTGATAGAATCCGAAGTCCATCACCGCGACTTCGGGCAGGTTCTCTGCCGCCTCTTTCGGGTCGAGTCCGCGCTGGATACCTTTTCTGTACTGTTCATCGCGCGCGCGGCTCGCGGCGGCAATATCTTCGCGCGCAAGCGCCAGTTCTTCGTTGTATGCCCTGGTCCGAGCAGCGGCCAGGATTTCGGCTCGCGTCGCCGGCAGAGCTAGTGCAACTGCAGCGACCTCCGTTTCAACCTCGGCTTGTTCGGTCACGGCCTGTTCTTCGATCTCAGGCACATCCGTTTCGCTGCCTTGTTTTTGCTTCGCCACGTTCGGCCGCCCTTCTGGCAAGTGTCGGGGCAGCAGGCTTTGAAACCTGCTGCCCGCAAGTTTGACGCTGAACCGTTTACGCCGGGAGATTCCGGATCGACGCAACCGGATTGCCGAGAGCATTCGCAAGGTACTGACCTGCGGTCGCACCGGATCCGTCTGTGTTCTCGATTGCCTTGAAGTCCCATCGAGCGTGCGCCTGCAGAACGGTTGCTAGTGCAGGTGCCCATCGCGTTTCCTCGATTCCGATCCCGCCGTAGCTGGCAAGAATGAATCGTGATGGATTGAACGTCAGTACCGTCGTGCTTGCCGCCGAGCCAGCATTGACAACGCCGGTCGTGTGCAGGTTGAGCGGCAACTGTTCGCTGAACACCAGGTCGCAGCCGTCGAGTTTCGCCAGTACGCCCGTCACGACAGTCGGCGCGGGGAACTTCTCAGCCGTCTGAACTTCGGACGCCTTGAGAAGTTCATACCATCCGCTGATCGGGACGACGTGCACGACTTCGTTCGGATTCAGACCGAACTTGCCGAGCTTCTTGCGGTTGTCGCGCAGCATGGTCGTACTGAGCGCCGCGCCGCCGCCGTCTGTGGTCAGACCGATCGCTCTCTTGCGCAAGCCGACCCACGCCTGCCGAGGATCTTGCAATGCCGTCAGGTCAGAATCCGATACAGTCGCGCCGCCGCCAGCGCTGTTACCGTTGATCAGAGCATGTTCCCTTGCGCGCGCAATCGTGCGCGCGATCTGCTGGCGCATGACTGGCAAGAACGGCAGTACGGAATCCTCGATCATGTCGTCGTTCCACAGCAGGAACCCGAGGAACGTGACGACGGCGAAAACGATCTGCCCGAACGTCGGGTAGCTGAACGCGACGGCCGGCGGCATCAGCATGTCAGCCGGATTCGTCGGCAGCGTCCTGCGCGGAATGTCTACCGTTGCATTCGTCCCGAGAACGCCCATTGCATCGCCGGTCAGCACCGGGAAGTTGGTCTGCGGACGCGGCAGTTCCATGGTTGGAATGTAGCCAGTGACGCCGAGCGGGACGCGCATGTACTCCTTCAGTTGTGAACTGAGCAGGGTGAAATTGAGGTTGGACGTTGCCGAGCCCGCAGACTGTGTCGGATGCATGATTTCGTTTGCGCGGATCTTGCCGCTACGCACGCCGTCGATCTGATCCTGAGAGATGTAGCCAGCCCTCGCGGCTGCAACGGCGTATCGCCTGAAGTCGATGCTTTCACCGAGCGTGCGATATATCGCACCGTTGTCCCACTGCTTGTTCCGGAACCGCAGGCCCCAATACTTCACGACACATGCGTCGTTCAGGTCCTGCAGTTCTCGGATCTGCTCGCGGTCGGCCTCTTGCGAGATTGCCGGATGGGACGGGTGCAGTTCCATTGCTCGGGCGTACGTCACCTTCATGCGCGTCCCGAACATGCCGCGCATGTCACCCATGATCTTTTCTTCGAAGTCTGTGATCGGCGACGCCGAGGGGCCAAGCTGCGCGCGCCGAAGTTCTTCTAGCTTCGGCTTCAGCGCCTCGTCGATCATTCGTGCGACCGCCGCTTTCGATTCTTCCTCTGTGTACCAGCCGCGCTTGGCCTCCACCAACTGTTCGTCGATGTGGGTCTTGATTCCTGCGACGATGGCTTTCACATCGTCAACTGTTACCTGAGGCATGCTGCCAACTCCTTTGCAAGAGAGTCCCAAGTTACGGCAGCCGTAAGGTCGACTCGGGGAGAAGTCTTCAGCCTCTCCAAAGCCGCGCGCACGGCTGCATCGTCATCGAGAACGCGCGGATCGTGGTTGCCTTCGTGTCCGCCGCAGAGCGGGCACGACTCGACGCCCAGCATGCGTAGCATGCGAGCCTGTGAAATGAGGGTGTCACGATTCGATGGAATCGTCACGAGCGATACATCGAGCAGGTCGGTCGGCGTGATAATCGCGCGCGCCTCGCCGCTCGGGTCTGGTTCTTCGGTGCCTTCGAACTGAATACTGAGGCCGCGTAGAATCTTCTGCTTCACCTGCTGCCACACATCGTTGACACTCATTCGGCCGCTGAACATGATCGGGAACTCGTAGTCCCGCCCGACCTCGGCTTCGATATCGAGGCCGTCATCGGCGGGCGCCATGTCCAGCACAGTTCCGACCGGGGCCTGCATTTGATGCATGTAAAGCAGCGTGCGGTGCGAGAAGGTTGGGATCACGCGTAGCAATTCCTCTTGGCGAATCTTGGTCTTGTGGCGATCCTGGCTCTTGGCGCTGGCTCTGCCGACGATGATTCGCCTATCGTCCTTTTCGTTGATCTCTCGAATCGCGACTTCTCGGAAGTACATGGTCATGCCTCCACGGCGGCAACTTCGTCGAATGCTGTAAGCACTCGACGTTCCATTTCTTGCGTGTGCAACTTGAACAAGAGACGCATACTCTGTTCGAACACTTCGAGCGTATTGATTGCTCTGAACCAGGCCGCCTCTGCCTTGGTATCCGATACGGCGCGCTCACCGTCGTCGCTTTCAGTGTTCGCAACCCACACACACCGACAGTTGATTATGTCCTCGGGACCTGCTCCGAGAGTTGCATCGCCCGGAAACATATAGTGCGCGCCGGTATCGGGATCAGCGAACGAATCGTCCATGCGCACGATCTGTCCTTCAAGCGCCGCGTGGCCGTCACGAACGCGGTCATCGCGCGCGGTCGTCCACTGCTTGAACGGTATTTCGTTCTGCTTCGCGGCGAGCCAGCCCGCTGCCTCGTGCGCCTCGTGGGTTTCGGTCCGTGCAATGCGATCTAGCTGCCAGTCCTCGCGCCGTTCCTCGAATGCCTTCTGCAAGTTGTCGCGCATTTGCACAATGCCCTTGCCGGTCGCAACGCCTTCGCCAAGAACGGCGCGCAGCTTTTCAACGGTCGTCTCCGTCCAATGGCCGGCCAAATTGATCGACTGGCGCTCTATGTAGAGAAGCACTGTCGGATCTGTGACGCGGAACGATGCTGAGGCTATGCCAGCAATGTCCAGCAGTTCCTCGCCGGCGACCCGATACATTTCTCGCAGCAGTCTGCGGACGCGCGCCGCGAGACGTGCCGTTTCCGCTTTGTCGTCGAGAATCTTGTCGAGAAGCGAACGCTTGCCCGTGAGAAGGCGCAGTTTGCGCTCTGCTTGCTGGTCTTGGATCTGTTCTGAATCCTGGTCTTGGATCTGTTCTGAATCATCGTCCTCTTGGTCGCCTTGCTGCAGCAGTTTTGCTGCTACTCCGGCGAGCGGGTCCTCGCCCAGCTTCCTGCCGTTGTAGTAAAGCTGATCCGCAACCTTGTCGGCCCATGCTTCGAGGCCGGCGCGCTTGCGCGCTTCGTTCGGAGACAACCATCCGAACTGCACGCCCTTTGTATTGAAGTCCGCAATTTCGTTGGCGCTCTGCTGAAGCGCGCGCACTTGGTCGAAATTGAACTTGAGGCGCAGCTTTTCGTTCGGCCAGAATCGCTTGAGGTATATCGAGTTCCACCATTCCTCTAGCATGCGCGCCCAGGACCGAACGGTGTCTTCCCAATACGACCGCTCCTGCGTTTCGCTGTTCGCGCGGAATGCGTCACTGTAGTCCGATAGCTTGACGGGTGGCACGCCATAGAGCATTGCAATCTCGCTGCGCGTGAACTTCAGTGATGCCAGGAACGCCAGTTCCTTGTCGCTCGGCCTCGGAAGCAGCGTGATATCGAACTCGCCCTTGGTGAACACCATCGGTTTGCCGGCGTTGTGTGCGCCGGCGAATCGCTGCTGTACCTTGCGCGCGAACTTCTCGATCTCGTCTTCGTCTGCCCACTGGCGAGTTGTTTCAATCACCATGTCGGTCGGAATGCCCTGCTTGAAACGGTTGTACTGAAACCCGTGCATCTCTTGTTCGAGCAGCAACGCGTGGCGCAGCCGGCCGATCGGCGGCAAGCCCCGGAACGGCGAATTGAGATTCGCTGTCCGCGTGTGCATGATTTCTTCGGGAAGGAACGGGAAGGAGTTGTACTGCATGTCTCGATACAGGTATCCACGAATCATCTTGACTGGATCAGGTACGACCACGACGCGCTGCGGTTGCATTCGAAGAACATTGAACGGGACGCCGTTTTCAATGTCGAAGAAGCTGATCGCCTCTCCGCACGTGAACATATCACCGATCCAGTGCTGGAAAAACAGTGCCGGCGTCCATGTCGGATTGATGTGCCGCCACAGTTCGATCGCTGCGTGGTCCTCGATCTTCACGGGCTTCTGTGGGTTTCGCCAGTCGAATAGATCAATCGAGAGGCTGGCAAGATCATTGCCGACTACGTCGATACATCGCCCAACCGCTGCGGCGACCTCTGTAATGTCGATGAGCGGCTGCTGATCAGGAACTGGTTGCGTGCTCGGCGCGAGAGCGCCCATGAACTGCGCGTTGTCGGAATCGATCTTGGATGGCGAAGTGCTGCGCCAGTAGCTGCGCGCAACTTTGCCGACAACAATGCGGGCGAGTGCAGAGTCCGTGCTACTCCGCACTTCGCCCGCAGGCGCAATCGCGTTTTCAACCGGAGGATTGCTCACGCGGCCGCGCGCCCCATCACCGCAAGTGCCTTCCCACCCGAACGACAAGGTAGCACACACTGGATGCGGTGCAAACTAAAAGAAGCCCGCCGATCGTGCAAGCCGCAGCGGTGTATGCGATTGCACTGATTCGGCGGGCCTCTCGGAACGGCGCCGTAGGCCGTAGGGAGTGTCAGCCAGGCACCGCTCGTCGCCGCGTATGCTCGAATGGGTCGTCCTCGACGGACTGTTTCGGCGCCGGCACTTCTTCGAAGATCGGGTACCCGTTCACGTTGAACACGAACTTCTCGCCGTCAATCGTAAACGTCTGCACATCACCGGGACCGTCCTCGACGAGCAGCGTGACGCGACCCGATTTGTAGGTTCCCTTGCGAATCATTTGCAAAATCCCTTCACTGTAGAGGCGGCATCGTCGGGCCATGGTAGAGATATCCCGTTGAGTCTGTCAATCCTCCGGTGGCGTTGAACACAAGCGCAGTCTTGCCAAGCCACCCAAGTTGCTCTGCTCGATCAGCGATTGCGCGCAGGTCGCTGTGATCAGCATCTTCGAACTGTACGATAGGAATATTCGGGAACGAGTCGAGCCTTCGGCCGCCGAACATGATGCTAGCGCCGAGCGCGGCGGTTTGCCCCATGATAGCAATCGTACTGGAAATGTCCCAGTACCCGCTGCCGTCGCCCTTCAAGAACGGATGCTCCCAGTATTGATTCTTGATGCTCGACATGGCGACCGCGCGAGACTGGTCGCCGACGTTTCCACTGAACGGATACGCGAGTCCCTGGCCCTGCATGGCGATTTCCATTTTCTGCCCGACGTAGTTGCAGCCTGCCGTCCAAGCAGCGCCAGAAATCGCGGGCTCGTTCGTGGCTTCGCCGGCGATGAACTGCGTCCCCAGGTTGTCGCTGTGGTATCCGGACAGGACGTTCGGAATCGCGCCCCAGTAGGAATTGAATCGTATCAGGGCAAGCTCTGAAAGCGCGTTCGCGTATGCCCCGTTCACTAGGTCGAGGAACCATCCGTGCCCGCTCGTGTCGCCCGGCTGCGGCGATTGACTGGCAAGACAGCGCACGATGCCGCCGGGCCACGCATGCAATTCCTCGGGATCAACGAGCGTCGAGAGGTTGCAGACTCCGGCGATTGTTCGCGGGGATCCGACAAGGAATAGCTCCGGATCGTTGACGGCGAGCGCGCGAAACGGTTCGGCATATGCCGAATAGAGCGGCCCAGTTGCAACGCGGTCGGAACTGATCCACAGACGAAACTTCGTTCCGACTGTGCCCATGTTCGAAATCGACTGCATGACAAGCGGCGGCAAGCCGTGAATGGTGATTACTTCGTGGAAGAACGACATGAATCGCTTGGCGGCCGTTCCGGAAAACGTGATGTGTGTCGCAGTCTCTGCGATGCCCGAGGCATATCCCTCTGCGACCAGCTTGCTCTTGTAGGTTTCCCATCCGGCGCCCTTGCGCAGCGCACCGATCTGGATCGTTGAATCCGTCCAGGTATCAGTCAGCGGGGTGGCGGTGTATCCGGTGGTGTACTGGTTCGCGCTGTTGATCCCGGTCACTGCTGTCATGAGGATTCGTCGAAGTGTTGCCTGCTGACCGGCTGACCCTTGCCCTGGCGTATTGAATGCAGGCACGCGCGTCCATGCCCGAGCCGGCAGTAGTACAGTGGTCGGGAATCCGTGCGGAATCACCGTACGTCGGACTGTAAATGCGTCGCTCACGGGTTCTCCGGATCAAACCCGGCGCGCCGAAGCGCCGAGTCGGCTTCTTCGCGCGAATACCCGCGCGCAACGATTGCCGCGATCACCGCATCGAACGCGCTCTTGCCGATCACGGTATAGCCTTGTTCCGCAACCAAATGCGGCATGGCGCCTGGCATAACAACCAGCAAGCCCAGTTCGTTTGCTCGGTCGCGTAGGTACTGCGCCCCTGGATTCGCAAGTCGTTCGCGCAACTGATGCGCAATGAACCATTGCATCGCAGCAACGAGAATGCTCACGAATGCGATTGTTGCGCAGAGAATCGCTGTCGCAATCATGCTGGCTCCATTCCGGCAGTAGACGCCTCATCGCCGCACGCAAGCGAGAAACTGCGAACGTCGATGCCCAGACTTCCGACACGCTTGCGCATATCGACAAGCGCCAGGGCTGGCACTGCACGCCACGGCACGGCGATACCGCCAGTCGAATTCCAGGCATCGGGATCGCCGCTAGCACTCGCTCCTGCGCGCAAGACCGACAGAGCCGCCTCTGTGAACGGCTCCTTGCTTCTCGCCTGAACGGTTGCCGTGAACGAAACCCGCACGTCAATGCCGCGTGTTTTTTCGAAGTACGCCGAAATCGTCGCGTAGTGGAACATCTGATCCACCTTGTGCCTCCAAATGCTAGCCCACATAGTACGCAGGCTTGTCATAGCTTCTCGCTTCTTCGCTCCAGAGCCACGATGCCATGAGAAGATCGCTAGTATGTGACGCCGGATCGAACGCTAGCATCCCTTCGACCCACGAGTCAACAAGCGGCATCGCGCGCCCGTGTTCGTCGCACGGAATCGGCCACTTGCTCTGCTCGAAGTATAGGGACATGGCGCGTACGCCGGTGTTTTCGTCGTTCTTGTTCTGCGCTAATGTGGTGTGGGCGCGTACGTTGAGGCGCATAAGGTCGTCCTGCGACGCCCCGAGAGCTTTCATGATCTCGGCATTCCCAAGCGCCTGCACGATATAGTCTTGCGCGGCGTTGTTCTCGACTCTAAATCCTCTGTGCTGTGCACCGTATCGGCGCAAACACCGCAGGAAGTGACGGAGCAATTCGCCCAGTTCCATCTGACCGCATCGGATTTCCAGGATCTCCCGCTTGCCGTCCACGATACATCCGGTCCACATGCCAACTTCGTCGCCGGTCTGGTTCTTTGTAATCGCAAGATCGACGCCCGTGGTGATCGGTGCCTTGGGCGATGATGTAGGGCGCCACATGGTCCGCACACGCCCGTTGTCCCATTGCTCGATTCGGAACGGCTTGTCCTTGTAGTAGTCGTGCCCGTTCAGATATGCCGCCTCGAGGATTTCCGGTTTGAAGATGCCGAGCAGGCCTTGCATTGCGACGCAACGCCATTTTCGCATGTAGACGTGCGCCGGTGTGGAGTCTTTCTTCTCTTTGAGTCGCCAGGTGGGCCAGCCGAACTCGTGACCAGTCTCGGGATCAACTACAAGATCGGGCCACAAGGATCCATGAACTCCCTGTGGGATTGCATACTGCTTGCCGTTGATTCTGTAGTGCTCGCCGTCCTCTGCGTCGAAATGAACATGCGTGAACCCAGGCACCTTGCGCATCTTGTGCGTTGTGTCGTCGATGAACCATGGGGTGCCGATGCTCCACACCTTGCCGCGTACGAGGCGCCGGTCGAGAATCGTGCTGTTGAGCGTGTCCCACTGCTTGCGACGCTGCATTTCGGTATACGTGTTGCGAGCGTCGAGTATGTCATCGAGAATGATGATCGATCCGCGAGAGCCCCAGATCGATCCTTCAATACCGACTGCCTTCAGGCTCGGATGAATTGCTGCGAGCCCGCGCGGGCGTTCCAGATACAGTTCGTCTTGAGTCTCTTTCTCTAATCTCACATGCGGAAACACTCGCTGGAAACGAGAGTTGTAATTGATCGTCTCGCGGATTGCTCGCAGGCAGCGCATCGGAATGGTCGCCGTTGATGAGATGTCCACGACCATGTGCGCGACGTTCAGCCCGTATTCGAACAGCGGCCGCACGACTGCGACTTGAGTTGTCTTGCCGTGCTCAATCGGTGCGTCCATGACAAGCAGCGGGAAGTCAGTCAGGCATCGCTGCACAACCTCGTGGAATGCCCACTGCGGTTGCTGAAATACGTACTCTGAAAAACAGTTGGGATCTAGACGTGCACAGTACGCCTGCACATCTTCCCACAGGTCAGTGCTGTGCGAAAGATCCTCAGTCGCCTGTGGATCGTTCAGCAGATCCGCTGCTGAAATCTTCCAGTCTAGGCCTATCTCCGGAATCGCCTGCAAGAGCTTCGTCGCGCGTGAGGCGACGAAGGAGTTGATTGCGGAGCGTTGAGGCTCGATCAATTAGCGCCTGCGCTTCCTGTTCGGTTGACACTTCGGACGGCGCGGTCAGCGGCTGAACGATTCGTACGTTAGCCTGTGCGTTCGCTTGCTGCTTGAGGATTCCAAGCGTTTCGAGGACCAAGCGCGCTGCGGCAGTATCGCCGTCGAGTGCCTTGTTGGCTTGTGTGTCAAGGATTGCGGCGAGGTATCGGTCCGGGCCGCTGATCTCCGTGCTCTGCCGCTCTTTGCGGATTCTGTCGAACTCGACGGCGAACTCGGGATCTTTTCGCCATCCGTACCACGTTGTCGGGTGTACTCCCACGGACTCCAAGAACAGGTTCAGCTTCAGGCCAGGAGTGGCTGCGCAGTACGCTGCCAAGACCTCCAGTCTCCTGTCCCGTTCTGCCTCGCTCAATTGCCGCACGCAAATCGCCTACCTCGGCTCCGAGCCTGTTCAAGGCTAACACAATCTCAGCTAGCAAGAAAACCGCGTGGCGGGCCGAGTCGTCGAGCCCGCTCATCTGATTTGTGTCTGTTCGCAGCGGCATTCTTCTCGTACCGTGCTTTCGAGGCGGCGGCATAGCACAGCTTGCACGTGTGGCTCAGGTATATCTTACCACTACTGACCGATGGCCGCTTGATGAAGTACTCATCTGTCTCAGGGAACCACCGTTGACAACGCTTGCAGCACCGCTCGCCTGCTTGCGCTCTGTGTTGTTCGTAGGTCACAGCGAGCCCTCTTCGTCTTCCAAGCCACCCTTGCACTGCCTGCATCCGGGGCATTCTACTTCGCCGTTGCCGAAACAGTTGGCGCAACCACACGAATCACCGCCGCAGCCCTCACAGTAAAGCATTCCGTCGCCGTCGCATTCGTCCGGCCAGTCGCAAATGCATCGCATGATCAGACCGCCTTGATAAGGCCCTGGGGCTCGGTGAATTCTTTCGCGATTCTGGATTGCGTTTCGTTCCATTGTGCGCACAGTCCGTCGAATGCGCCGCTAGCAGCGTAGTGCAGCTTCAGACACGCCTCGTCGTGCGTCTTGCACGGCCCGACACCGACAAGCAGGCCAACCAACTGGCAGCGTGCATACCAGCTATCTTCGTCAGCACGATATGCGACTTCGACCTTGGATGCGAAGATGCCAGGCGCACCGGCCGGGCGTTGCAGGTTGCTCATTTTCTCTCCCGTGCCTGTTCGAGGACGTGAAACAGTTCTGCACGCAAGGCAGCGTTGTCGCGGAATCGCCCCACGACATAGGAACTCGACATTGTATTCGGCGTTTTCACGCCTCGCATCACAGTACACAGGTGCTGCCCCGATGCGAACACGGCAACGTCATCCGTGCCGGTGCTGGTGACCATTTGCCTGCCAATGTCCGTGACCATGCGCTCCTGCATTTGCAAGCGCCCGGAGTTGTGCTTGGGTTTTCTTGCAATTCCGACCATGCCACCGATTGCGACCTTGTCGAACCGCTTGCATAGTTCGGCAAGAACTTCCCAGCCCGTACCGTAATGGAATGTCGGGATCGCGTTCAGCCCGGCTCGACGCGCTTCCTCTGTGTTTCGCAGTGAGGCCCGCGCGTCTCCGATCACGTCGAGAGCGAATACCTCGGTCAGCAGAGAATCTTCACGAACCAGTCGCAGTGCTGTTTCGATGTATTGCTCGTTCGAAATTTCAATTCCAAGACTGCGCGCAGTGAACGCCCCGCTGTCGAGACACCATTCTCTGATCGCGGCTCCTGGGCGCATTCTGTTCCATGGTTTGATGTAAGCAAACGAAACGAGCACCGCTGGCATGTGTTCTGCGGACGGTTTCAGAACTCCGTTTTTCCCCTGTAGAAAATTAAGAGTGCCGCCACCGCAGGTGTGCGCTAGATAGATCGTCGGTGCGGCCGTCACTTGAGAAACTTCCGGCATGCGTGCATCACAGCCTCAACCAAATCATCTGTGTCGATCTTCTTTGCAACTGCGTTCAGGACTGCTGCTTCGTTCTCGTTGAACTTCAGTGTCACGCGCTCGTCGATTTCGTCTGGCCCGTCTTCGATGTCGGCCGGGCTCCATTCAGCAGCCAGCAGCGGGCGCAATTCGGCAGCACTCCAGCCAAGCGCCTCAAGGTCGATTCCTTCTTCGAGCAAACCTTTTAGCTGCGACGCCAGCGCTTCGTAATCCCATTCTGCATGCTCTGCGGTTCGGTTGTCGGCAATCGCATATGCAGTCAGTTCTGCTGCACCGAGTTTGCTGCGCGTACAGTCGATCTTTTCCCATCCAAGCGCAATCGCTGCTTGCAGTGTCGCGTTGCCGGCGCGCACGATTCCGTTCGAGTCGACGAGGATGGGCCGCTGCTGACCGAATCGAGCGAGACTCGCCTTGACTGCCTCGATACTTCGCTCGGGATGGGTGCGAACATTCGCCGGATCCATGTGAAGCGCTTTAATTTCAACTGTTTCTACCTGCACGTTAAACCCCTTTACGAACGCGCGTTTTTCGCTGACCGTGTAACCTCTTTGTTCGCAGCTACTTGGACGATTTTCGGAAAAATAACTCACAAGATTTTCACAAGGATTCATCCTATGTCAAAGTGCATCAATCATCTAGAAGTCGTCATGCACAGAATCGGAAAACCCCCTGTGTCTGTGAATAGTAGATCTTGAATTCCTAAAAGTTAACTTTGGGGAATAAGGAATTAATACTATAAGGAATTGCATTTTATACTCTCCAGAGAACCGAAAAAACGCACTAATCTGCGAACCATTTGAGATCATTGCAGGTACACAGGGTTTTGTGACAAACTTATGAATCATCGACTTAATGTGAATTGAATCAATCACTTGCGCGATCACGCCGGCAGACAGCCGCATTCGCGTTCTGCTGCGTTGAGGATTCGAGTCGATACAGGGCGCTCGACGCCGTGAGATCGCTTCGCCTGACGCGAGGCACACGCGGCAGCGGCGAGTCTGGGTGCGACCCCTGACCTCCCCCCTACAGGTGCTCTTGGCCGGCCGGCCGGCGGTCCGGCAGGCGAGCTTGCGCCCCGGATCCACGCCATCCTGTGCGAGTGTCGGCCGGCCGGTCATGCTGCTCCGATGAATTGATAGACGACGCCGTTTTCCGTTTGTCGCTCGGTACGCACGTATCGCAGAATCGGGAAATCGACGTTTCGCCACCGCATCTCGACTGAGATACCGACAGGTTCAAATCGAATCATGTTCGCGGCGTTGTTGGGGCTCCACTCGTCTACTATGTAGCCATCGAGCGGTCCGCCGACGAATTCTATTGCAGCATCTGTCATTCTGCATTTCTCCCATCGAGCCACGGACACGCTGCGAAAAGTCCGGCATGCCCATCCGGAATGCTGGCCGCGAACGGGTGTTCGATTGTGATGGGCGGAAGTCGGAACCCATACAGCACGAACTTCTTCGACGCGGACTCTCGTTGCCGCCGAGGCAGCCTCGACGGCAGGAGAGATTTCTTGACGAGTCGCGCAGCCACTCTGCTTTCGCGTCGCGCGTCCAGATGTTTTCGGCAGTATCCGCTACTCCTTGCTGGCGCCGAACAGTATCGGCACTCGCCGCGCGCCACCTTTCGGCGGCGACACGTAGCCACGCTCTCGCGTTGCGCGTCCAGATGTTTTTGGCAGCATCCGCTACACACTGCGCTTGCCGAACAGTATCGGCACTCGCCACGCGCCACCCTTTCACGGCGCTGTGCAGCAAATCGTCGATTCCGTTCTTCGCGGGTAATTGCTGCACACATCACGCGGTCCAGTCTGTTCGCTTGTCCCGAAATATCGATAGCGGACGAATGAACCGCATATTCTTGGCTCTTGCGTCAGCGGCGGCGCGTGCTTCGCCTGCATGCTCGACATCATACCGTTTGCGAATGGCAGCCGTGCACTGAATGCACACTGGAACGAATCCCTTGAGCGGATCAGCGACGCCCTTTCGCCGATAGAAAAACAGCGTTGGCAGTGGACGCCGGCACTCTCGACAGATTTTGGTCATTTTACTCTCCAAGCGAGAAGTGATTGCCGTCCGCACGTTTGAACCTGCCGCCCCAGGTTCCGCCCTGTGCTTCCCACCAGACGCCGAGCGGCGTGTAGTCCTCTGTGCTGGTGAGGTACACAGAGTCTCGAAACAACTGTAGATCAATTGCCAGGCGTTTTGTGTGGAACGATTCGCGCACGCCCTTGCCGCGCGCCGCGTACCAGGCGGCCATCACCGGATGCCGCCACGCCTCACCGAGCGTGACGTTGTATCCAAGGCGGTTCGCTTCGAGGATCAGGTGAGCAACGAGACTTGCGAATCGCCACTGCACGTCGACCGTCAACGATACAACTCCTTGATAGCAGCCCAAGATCCACACCACAACTCGAGCGAGAGCGCCGGCAGGATGTCTATGACAATGTTCTGTGTCCGCGCGTCGCCGTCGATCACGAAAGCACTTGGCGACCCGAACTCCTGGCAGTCGTCGGGCATGGGGCGCCCGCCGCTGAAAACGAGCATGATCCCACCGAGCTCGTCGGCCAAGAATCGCAGCCGACACATTTCGTCGGCAGTCGGTGGGTCCGGCATCGCAACGGTCTCTTGGCCGGAGCCGCCATCCGGGCAACGAATGACGTAGGTGCCGCCGATGAGGACACTGTCCTCGACGCCTACGAACTGCGCGCTTGCAGTTGAGACAACGAACGCGAGTATCAGTGAAATCGGTTTCATTTTTTTTCTCCATGTCAGCGGTTATGACCGTCCCGGTCTCTTGAACACGACAGACCAGAACTCGTGGACGTTTTCCTCGGAAAGCGGCAGACCTGCCAGCGTCGGGCACGGACACGAACAACAACCCAGTCGCCGCACTTTGCATCAAGTTGGGGTCGATCTAGCCAAGTGCCTTTGTTCATGCGTCATTCTTCCCCGTCACGATCCGCGCGACGCGCCAGATTCGGTGTGCGGGCCATTCCTCAAGTGGATGTGTGAACATGCTCGACCCGCGGTCGTGGTACTCATCTGAAGGATGTAGACCACAGTACTGGCACTTATCTTCCGGCTCCGGCAACGAGGCAATGGCTTCGAGCACAAAGATTCCAACAGTGCGAGGGGCAGTTTCGGGCGCAAGACCCCAAGTCCTCGCTGCAACCGTCACCTTGCTCAACTCTGATGCAACATGCTCCGGATCAAGCCAGTTGGTCATCGGAACCACCTTAAGCGAATCGGGAACATGGGGACGACGCACAGGTAGAGCGTGAACGAAAACGGCCGACCGGCAAGATCAATCCCGCCATCCGAGACCCAGTACACACCAACCCAAAGATCCCGGGGTTCAAATCGTAGGCGTACGGTCATCGCGCCACCCCCCGTCTACTCGGTGGAATCCGTGGAATGATATGTACTGCGCGGCATGGGCTCGGCGCTCGTCCCACAGTTCTTGTCCGGCAGTCCGCGCCGCTTCACCACAATTGTGAATCAGTTCATCGTCCATCGGGAATCGCCTCCGCTTCTTTCACGGACTACGGCACTTTTCTCGGCATCTTCGGAACCGCCATGCCAGCGAATCCGCGCGGATTGAACTTCTCCCATCCCCGTCGAGCACCGACCACGAGCCGCGCGAGATCCAGTCGCTTGTAGTCCTTCGAATGCTCGTGGATATCGTCAACCACTTCTCCGAAAATCCAGCCGTCGCAATTCACGCCGAGCCACTCGAGCAACACAGAGCAGTGCTCGCAGGTGAGAAACGACCCGGCGCTTCCGCGATCCCAGACGACAAAATCCTTTCGGAACGGCTCGCCGGGATGGATCGTGCGCGTGCATTCGTTGCACTCGTGCATCTTCCGAGCGATGGTTACGATGGAATCCGCGTAGAGGTTATCGCCAACGTCATCTCTGCACATTTAGAAACCCCCCGCACTCCCGAGCGCCGTTGCGATAGAAGCACCGGGACCGGCACCGGCACCGGAACCGCAACCGCAACCGTAACCGTCACCGCAACCGTCACCGAAACCGAAGCCGTAACCGTAACCGTCACCGGAACCGAAACCGTCACCGTAACCTTCACCGGAACCTTCACCGGAACCGCA